ATTATCTCTATAGGCTTCATTACGTCGCTTAATGAAGTTCCCTTTGTAATTTTCTTTCATACGCTTCATATCGTGAAGCATTTCACCGCGAGACCGATAACGATTAAAATTAAATTTGTTTGGTAGCAAATTATCAAAGCGCGGGTCTCCCATAAGGTGGCGCTGTTCGCCCACTGTTAGAGCAGTGGGTTTTCCTCTGTTCATAAACTCCAGGTCTTCGACTTTCTTCATTTCTTTCGCCTTTGCCTTATTCACGCGTTCATAATGTTCGCGGAGTTTGTTATACTCCGAACGCTTCGCAACAAAACCATGTTCATTCTTAACGAACCGATAATTAGGATTGTTTCTATCTGTAAACTTGTTCGCCTGGCGGACGAACTTTTGGAACTCCGCCTCACTTTTGAAAGAATCGGCTCTCCGAGTAGAAATATCTACCTGGACATTATAGTTCTTGTCCAGGTAGTATTTTTTGTTGTTTATGGATTTGTTTAGTTTTGCTAGTTGCTCTTGACGTTTACTCCCAAGACGAAATTCAGATTTTCGGGACAATCGACTTCAACTCCGTTCACTTTTATAAAGAACCCGCGTTTCTCAATGAGTACATAGAGTCTTAGTAGAGTGAGAACGGACATATCAACGCTATACTTACCTTTGTAAATATTTTCGCTTCGAATGTTAGTCACTTCTATTTCTTCCTCATATGAATTATAGAATTTCTGTCTATAAACCTCACTGCTGAAATGTAACGTAAATGGTTCCACTTCAATTATATAATCACTTTTCGACAAATCATATACAACTCCGCGTCTACTTTTAATCGGCATATTAGTAAGGGAGGAGCGTTTCCTCCCCGCACCTCCCTTTATTATCGTTTGTTATATTTTCCGTTACCCTGTTTTTGCTTTGGTTTCTCGTCCTCTTTCTTCTCCAGGAACGTAACCTGGTGAACGTTCACCTCAGTAACATAAACCGTCTTACCTTCGTCGTTCTCGTATTGGCGAGTTTGCAAACGACCTTCGAACCCAGCTAAAGAACCTTTTCGCAAATGGTTTGCGATAACCTCGGCAGTGGCTCTCCAGGCAACCAAGGAAATAAAGTCCGCTTCGTATTCGCCTTGTCCATTTTTAAAGTTACGTTGAACAGCGATTCGCAAATTGGCAACCGCGTCTCCTTGTGGAGTGTAACGCAGTTCCGCGTCCGCTACTAAACGACCTGTTAAAACGACATTGTTAATCATATTCAATTTTCCTCCAATGGTTAAATGTCGCCCGACTCTCAGAACTCGGGTTGCTCATATTCGACATTTATGTAATTTGTAACACAAACCTATTGTAACATACCCTCACTTCGTACACAACCCTAAATTTATATTTATGATAAAAATATTCTATGCTATAATAATTACTAGAAATTACTAGGAGGTTACTAGAATGAACCCAGAACAATTGCGTGCATTGTTAGCGAGAGTCGCGGAGAACTTGTCGAACCAGGCGTTAGTAACAGAACTATTAACCCAGGTAGGCGACGCGTTCGAAGCTACCCATACAAGCCAACAAGCCTTACAAGTAAAGGGACAAGAATATGAGGAACAGGTGAAGAAACTCCAGGAGACGAATATGAATTTATTTCTCCGCGTGCAAACTCCTGCTCCGATTAATCCCGAAAAGGTAGAGGGAGACAAACCTCTATTATATGATGACCTATTAAAAGATTTCGGAGTGTGATAAACGATGGCTACTAATATTACAATTATGAATACAGTTTGGAACAACGCCTCAACGAACTACCAAGACCGAATTCCACTCGCTACCCGCGACAACGTAACAGCAGTAGGAAACGCAATCCTTACGTACGACGTAGCAAAGAACGAGTTCCTGGACGCTTTGGTGAACCGTATCTCATTGGTAACGATTGCCTCTAAGATGGCGAAGAACAAACTAGGAGTCTTTAAAAAAGGTATGCTAGAGTTCGGAGCAGACATTGAGGAAATTTTCGTTTCTATGGCTCAAGCGAACCACTTCGACGTATCGGTTGCGGAGTCCGAGGTTTTCAAACGTAAGCAACCCGATGTAAAAGCTATGTTCCACCGCGTAAACCGCGAAGACTTCTATAAAGTAACTATCGAAGACGCACAATTAAAACGCGCGTTCTTATCAAATGATGGACTTGGAAAATTAGTTTCTTCTATTATTAACAGCTTATACTCAGGCGATAACTACGACGAGTACGTATTAATGAAAGAACTATTCGCGCAATACCAAAATAACTACGCCTACGTAGAGGTTCCAAAAGTAATCGACCAGGACACTGCTTTGGATTTCTTCCGCGCTGTTCGACAAGTATCGACAGACATGACATTTATGTCAACGAAGTTCAATAAACAAGGTGTGAAGCAATACACTGAACGAGGAGACCAAATTCTATTCTTACACAAGAACGTAGATACATTCCTTAATACTGATTTGCTTTCCTGGGTATTCAATAAAGAAAATGTGGATTTCAATACGCAAGTGGTTATCCTGGACGATTTCGGCTCCATGGCAGATACACAAGCTGTCTTAGTAGACCGCAATTGGTTTATGGTATACGACAAGCTATTTGAAACACGCAACCAATACAATAGTGAAGGTATGTACACGAACTATTGGTTACACCATCATCAATTATTGTCTACGTCTCAATTCCAAAACGCGGTACGTTTCTCTATCCCGTCTGCTTAATGTTCGGAATGAGACACAAAAGAGGGCGAAAACAGTCTCCGCTGCTTCGCTCTTTTTTCTTGAAAATACGAACAATGGGAGTGTGTTGCATTATGATAATGTCGCCTAATACCCAGGTACGATTGCTTTCAAACGTACCCTTATCCAATGACTATGAACACGTAATGACATTCGCGGACAGAGACGCCCAGGCGAGTTACTTCCTATCTTGTGTAACCCACATTTACGACGAATTCAATTATCAACGCGAAGAAGTCGCAATCAAGGTTCCCGAACCATACGACGGGTTATACAATTGTAACTATCTCATGTACAAGAACCTTGATTACGGGAATAAGTGGTTTTACGGGTTCATTACGAAAAAAGAATATGTGAACGCGGGAACGACTCGTATCTATTTTGACCTGGACGTTTGGCAGACATACCAATTCGATATAAATTTTCTCCCGTCTTTCATTGATCGCGAGCATTGCAACCGATGGAACAGCGACGGAACCCCCGTTATTAACACACAACCCGAGAACCTGGAGATAGGAACCGACTACGAGGTTGTAAAAAACGAAGTATATAATGGAGGAACAACGAATTACTATTTGCTAACATCTTCGACTTCTTTAGTTGACGCTTTTAAACGTTCAGAGATTCCCAAAAACCCCCCGCTTCCCAAACCTAAAGTTGTGCAGGGTTTGCTTACAGGATTAGACTATTATTTGTTCAGTGATAAGGACGCAAGTAACTATAATCCTGAAGACCCGAACAGTGACACTGCTCCGTATGAGGGAAGCAACCAAAACTTATCGACGGAAGTAGAGGCATATCGAACGCTTATGACTACGTATTGTCATAATGAAGGAATCGACGCTCTTGTTGATTTAATGTTAGCGATTATGATGGTAGAAAGTGGAGGCAGTGGAACCGACCCTATGCAAATAGGAGAATGGGCAGGTTACCAGGAGCCACCCGTTACGATTGACTCGGCAGAGAAGTCTATCGAGTATTCTTGTAAGTATATGAAGCAATTATGGGATTTGCATACGTCGTTAGGTGTAGACCTATGGACAATGGTTATGAGTTATAATTTTGGAGGCGTGTACCAACGCTATGTAGCAAATAGAGGAAAGGTTCATACAACGGACTTAGCAGAGGAGTATTCCAGGGACATTGTTGCTCCGTCACTTGGAAACACGACAGGCGAAAAAACCCCTTATTATAATTCTGTTTCGATAGCCGACGGACGAACCTATCGCTATGTGAATGGTGGAAACTTTCATTATGTGGGTATGGTTAAATTATATTTCCAACAAGCTACGAATGAATGGGGTATACCGGTTCCGAGTGGGTACGTTGTTACGAGTGGTTATGATGACCCGAGCCGAGGCAGTCATAAGGGTATCGACTTTGCCGACGATTTAAATACACCAATCTATGCAAGCCGAGACGGGAAAGTGATATATGCCCAATTCCATACGAACTCAAACGGAACCCCAGGATTCGGAAACTATGTGGTTATCGACCATGGGGACGGGTTGTTTAGTGGATACGCCCACCAAAACAGTATCAATGTAACAGTGAACCAGGAGGTTGTACGAGGTGAGAGAATCGGAAGTATGGGAAGCACTGGAGACTCTACAGGCGTGCATTTACACTTTAATATTTCAGATGGGCTTTTTGGTAACTATCAAAATCCTGCTCCATTGTTAGGATTAGACCCGAATATAGGAAATAGTTAGGAGGGTATTATGGGAACAGCGTTAAAGGGAATCTATGAGAAATTGAAAGACCACCCGCAATACCTGGAGTCGATTCTTTCCATTGGGTATGTACCCGAGGAGTGTGTGGATACGACAAAACTTACCCTGGAGAACGCGGGAGGGTTACGTATCAATGTCATTAATGAGTTCTCGGGAACCATTAAAAAGAACGTTCTCGAAGTCGAGAAGTATGACGGGTATCCCGAGGTAACAGAAAGTAAATTACTCATGTACCCGTTCTCCTATGTGGAGATGACCGCCTACAATGGGGAGACATTAGACCTTCACCTGGAGAACCTGGACACAAGTAAAATTAGTATAGAGACCTGGGGATACTTGAACCCCGAAACCCGAATGGCGTATGTCGTGAAGGATTATAACAAAGATACGTCTTTGAATAACGCTCTTATCATTAAGGACTTTCCGCAATTGCCAACCGCTTCGAGTACATACGAAGGGTACTTGGCACGAAGTAAAACGAGTACCATGACCTCACTTGCCATTGGCGGACTTGCTACCGTCGGAGGCGTTATCGGGGGAGCGATGGGAGGCGGGATTGTCGGAGCTGGACTCGGGTTATACTCGGGAGCGACGGGAATCGCGGGAACCCTGGCAAAGCAAAATGATATACAGGCAACCCCGAACGCAATACAAACCCAGGCGGGAGGCAGTGGTTTCAATATTGCCAATCAAATGAAGGGGTTCACTTTAAAAAAGAAAATGATAAAACCCGAGTACAGGGAAGTTATCTCGAACTATTGGAAAA